TCTTCTATGGAAGCACGAAGGAGGTCGTTCCATTCATCACGTTTACGTTGGTTAACTGCTTCTTGAGCAGAAATACCCATTGCATCTGTGAAATATTTGACACCTTGTGCTAAGGCGTCAATGCGGTCATCATGTCGAACAGCACCTTTTTCCATGCACATTCTACTCATTTGGTAGAATAACATGTACATAAGTCGTTTTTCAGGGGCTTCGTCTCTGTTGGAGTTGTAGTCCCAATCAATAACAGAGCGATCCACAACAAGACGATGCTGGTTGAGAATGGGTTCCAGAGCGTCAATAATACGTTGCTCTTTACGGACTGTAGCACGGACTTCTTCAACGCCAATAGCTTGTTTTGTTTGTTGTAAATGTTTTTTAAATAGCTCAGCTACAATACCGTCACCAAAGTTTGTTTCAATTACAAGTTTAGTAACGTCATATTTTTTGCAGCCTTTTAAAATGTCCAAGAGCGTGTTGTCTGAGTATCCGTCTCGATAAGCTCGCATTTCATGCAAGTACAGGAAACCATTGCGTTGGGAGAGATAAGCCGCTGTCGTTTCATCTGATCCACGACCCGACGGGTCAACTGAGCAGATTGTCTCTGTGTAAGGGAGCCAGTCTCCTTGGAGTAACATTGGAGAGTAGAAATAGTCTCCAGGTAGGCCGACAGTGGGAGCGTCTTTGATGACGTTCTTGGGATCGCTGCACCAGACAACGGAGTCAGGAGCAGTAGTAGGGTTGACGCTTGTAACGACAAGGTCAGACATTTTAAGGGGGAATTTGTCAGCATCGCTGAGTGACGTGTCAAGCATGAACTGCAACATAAAGTTGCTGCGTCCCATTGCTGCTTCACGTTCAATAAGATCTGTGTCATCGAATCGATCCGGGTCAGTTACATCCCACTCCTGTGCCCCTGTATCGATGTCTTCTTGCAATTGTGGTGCAAGTAGACCTTCGTAGTTACTAAGGCTCCTAGGAACCCTTGCAGGCCACACAAACGGGCGATAATTACGTTCTGCTAGTTTACGATAAATAGTAAACGTTGTTTGTGGTGTACCAAGATACATAATACGAGAGTCATCCTTTGGTGTAAGAATAGATTCAGCTTCAGTACAAAGTTGCAAAAGCTTCTCTCTCATAAATTCTGTCATTGAGTTACCAGGAACTTCAATGTCGTCTAGAATCATTAAATCTGCGCGGCTTCCGGTTAGCTGACCAGTGATGCCCACGCTTTTTACGCTTGGAGCTTGGTGGGGAGAGCAGTTCACATCGAAGCTTATCCTCGACCACCTTGCATCGTCTGACTTGGGCTGTAAATGAGAAAGCCATGGTGTTTCAATAATCAATTTTTGCAGGAAGATAGACATGTTGTCGGCCCGTTCTTTAGAGGCCGAAATAATCATGATCTTTTTTTCTGCATTATTGAAAAGCGTCCAAAGAACGAAGGCTCCAGTAATCCATGACTTCCCAACTCCACGGAAAGCTTGTATCTGAAGACGTTTAGGTCCAGACTGAAGATAGTCTGCGATTGCGTATTGTGCACGTGTTGGCTCCGGTAGATCAAGCTGCGCCCACAAGGCTTGCAGAAACAGCTTAAAATCATCTTGTAGGGCGGATAGTACGTCGGTCATTGCTTAGGCGGCATAAAAAATTCAGACAAACCAAGTTCAGGTAACGTTACTGTACCAACAGTTATTCTACCACCACGGGATCTAGCTTTAGCTGACGCTTCAAATGGGTTTTGTACTTTAGGATGAGTTACTTGTGAAACTTGATCGAATAAAGTATCAGATTTACCCTGTTCAAAAATATCAACAGCTGTTTGGACTCTAGTTCCCAATCTAATAACACCATTAAGCGCTTGCAATCCTTTAAAAACAACATCAGATTGTTTTCCAGCATTTTCAATGCTTTTATCCATAGCATGTAATTCAGCAGGTTTAACCTGTTGATTTACAGAAGGATCTAGTGCTTGTACGTTTCCTGCTTGATTACCTAAAGGTAAACCGGCATTTTCGTAACTAGCAAACATTTGCTCAGCGGTACCACGGCCCGTGGTTTCTAACCATCTAATCCCTTCAGCAGTTCTAGAAATTTCTCGAATATGGTCAGCGTCTAAACCCATTGCATTGGCTTCAGACACGGCTTCACCAAATTTAGTTTTATCAGCCCACGGTGGTGTAGCAAGTTGTTCGTTAAGTTGACGTGTGCTGCCTGGATTGCTACCACGGTTTTGGTTGCGTGAAGACCACCGTTCAACAGTGCCTTGTGGATAGCGACTAGAACCAAATCTACGAATCTCACGTAGCTGACCGTCTTTACCAAGAAACCGATTTAGTCCCCTGTCAATAGCCTGTGCTTTGCTTCTAGGCAACTTTTTCCACTCGTTACCTTGAGGCAATCTAAGTGTTTTACTTGCCATTAGTTAATATGTGATAAAATTAAAGATTCACGAAGTAAATTTTGACCAAATTGTTTTCTCATCCACTCGCGCCAATGTAAACTTCCTTTGTCCTGATTGCAGTTAGAACATGCTGGTACGACATTTGATGTAATGTCTTCACCCCCAAGAGAGCGAGGATGTACGTGATCAAGTGTGAGTTCATGTAAATCATAGGTTATTCCGCAATAAACACATGTGCATCCAAAGTGTTCTTTGATGCTGCGCCTCCAAAGGCGCTTGGCTTCGGAGGACGTCATGGTTATTAGGTTGTGAATGTAGTGATCAGGTGTAGGAAGAAGTGGGGTCATGCGTACTTTTGGTTACGACGAGGTCTAGAACGATTCTTTTTAGGGCTTTCCAGCTTACCGCTGTTAGGTCCTGTATGAGATGCGTCTTTACCATCACCGTTACCGTAAGTACCGAGTTTCCGATTCAATTTGTTAGCTTTAGTTCTAATCTTTAGACCATTATTGGTCTTATTGTATGCACGCTGTTGCTTTCGACGGCGATCAGCGGCTTCAGGGTTTGACTTGTAGTAGTTTGAGGTTTTACCGCTTGCCATAGAGTCTGCTTTGTACGAGTTCTGGGTCAACTTGCGGCATTACATTAGCCAATTTAGACAGTGGGTTGCCGTCGTAAGCTACGCCACTAATGTCATTTGTTTTAAGCCAGTCGCAAGCTGCTTTTAAATCTTGTGTAGTAGCCTCACCCGATTTAATACGGACAAGAAATTCTTTAGTAACAAGATTGTGCAGTTCGTTAAACTGGTCTTCTGTAGCTTTTTTCTTAGCCATTACGAAGTGCAATCTGGTCAAGTTTCTGTTCAATACGTATCATGTGATCTTCCATCCGGCTAATTAACTCGGATAACTCAGACTTTTTAACATAGTCAGAAGCTACATTAAGTTCGATTCCGTCTAACCGGCGGTCAAGTGCGTTAATGCGTTCATGTACGCTATTTATTCTATTGTGCAGCCTGTTGTTTAGGGCTGCTCCGCCCGCTATCGCTGCTATCGATAGACTTATCAGAGCTTCTATCATTTGTTAAAGATACGATAGGAATAATGTCGTGACACAACACCTCTACCCGGCTTCCAGGACGAAAAGTAAAACCAGCTTTCATGATTTCTGTACATTTCATTGCACGAATCATTTCGTAGTTTAACCTCATTTTCTGTTCGTGTCGTTTGGCTATCTGTTTGCACAGCTCTATCATGCCACCATCTAGTGGTACCATAAAATTAAGTTGCATACCGTAGTTGTTAGAACGAACGTATCCGTCATGTTCGTGCGGTATTGTGTCGTTGCCCATGTAAAAAGGACTAAACGTCATAGTAGATCCATTGCACGAACTATTAGCACCAAATATTTGTCTACTTGGTGCTCCGTTGTTTTGGAATTGCACTGCCTGGTTAGTTACGTTACCTGTGGCAGCGGCTACAGGGTTAGAAGTGTTTTGTACCTTGGGATCTTCTGCGTAAGCAGGTGTTACTGTGAGAAGATAGAGAGCGAGGTAGTGGTAGAAGTAGAATCGATTGTTTCTGTGATGTCGATTGTTTCTACAATCCCTGCGTCTCGGGTTGTGATTTCTAGAGACCAAGGATCTCCAGCCGTGGTTACGGAAAAGGTTGTACTGTCCCCAGCAATATCTGCGCTGGGCGTAACGTTTGATCCACTCCATGAATTATAATCACCACCATAGACTTCAGTCTCGATAGTACGTTCAATGTCAATCGTGGTGGTGGTAGTCGATTGCATTGACCCCTGGGTAAACTGCGGGGTAACAGTCTGAGCTGATGCGGGCGCAGCCAACAGCAGCAACAGAAGTAGCTTTTTCATTCTTTTTTTTCACGTGTAATAGAAAAAGTTGCTAGAGTGCCGCTCAAAATTGATGCGACATAAGTAGGGTCCATTTTTTCCATCCATCCTGCATAACTAGCAGTTAAAAGTCCGGCGGACCAGACAAGGACTAAAAATTTTATGACCCCTTCTTTTTTGTTATCTTTATCCATGTTTGTTTAAAAACAGGTTTCATAACAGTAACCAGCCACTTAAACAATGAAGTAGCAGTTAAAGTAGCTGCAACTGATACCACAGCAGTCGTAGCTGCTGTAGTTAACACAACTCCATCAGGCACCGGAACATCTAGTTCTGTAAAGGGAACACGAACTGTAGGAACTTCAGGTAGTTGAGGTATTTGAGGTATTGGAGGTGTGGGTGGTTTTGGTTTTGGTTTGTCAGACTGTGTTGTTCCTTTGACTCCCGGAGGTGGCCGAAGGTCGCTAGGAGGCACCACAAGCGGTTTGTATGAGGGCAAATCCGCTCGTGGGACATCTAGTACCGGACGGGGTAAAACAAGGGGCTCAGGGAGCCGCAGAGACGGTAATACCGGCGGCTCTCCAAAATCCATTAGAAATGTTTAGTAGGAAACAATCCGTTTCGGATAAACTCAACAGCTTTGTCATCGACATCATTGTCGGTAGACTCAGCCAATTTAGTCAGCATATCTACAATAAGTAGTTTGACTTTTTCAGATTGAATGAAAGAAAAAAGAATTGGACGGATAAGAGTAATCATAATTAAGACCAGGGTAGACCGGATGCTTTTGTTGGAGCTTTTTGTTCATCAAGTTGTGCTTGTAAAGCTGCTTCAATTTCGGCAACTTTGTCAGCACCGCCAAGGGCTTCTTTAACCCAGCCAATAACGACTTCTTTGGTCAGGTCTGCATAAGGGACCAAGGTCTCAGGGCGCTCAAACCCAACGCTGCCATACGCACCAGCGTTGTAAGTGCCGTCGTTTGCATTTACAGTGTAATGAGCAGTATAAACATAGCCATCAGAAGTTTCACGTTCCAATTGACTAATAGACCAAGTGTTTGTAGTAGACATTTAAAATAATAATAATGTTAAAAATAAAAACCCCGCTTGAGAACGGGGCGAATTGCCGTCAGCAAGCCATCAATACACAAGGCACGCAATAACTGCCATCTGCATAAGTTTCCGAAACTGTAGTGCTAGTCACCTTGGCAATCGTCTTGGAACGCACGATGTCATCGTCCTGCGGTTTTGCCGTTCCATCACCAGCAGACATCAACAAATCACCGCGGGCAACGGTTGTGCCTTGTGCAATGCGAATAACAAAGTCACCCGTCATCGCGCAATAGAAATCGTTGGTATAGGTGTCATCGTCATCGTCCCAGGCTTGGAATACACCAGAGACGTTTTTGTCGCCTTCGGTATCGCTTACTTTCATGCGGTTGAGCTGTTCGTTATCTTCTTCGCCCCATTCGCACATCTCATCAAGGTTGCTTAATACAGAACCACGCAAGATTTCTGTACGTTCTGCTCCACCAGGAAGTTGTGACCAGCGAGCAAGGTGACCACCGTTGTATGAAACAGTTGTGCCTGAAACGTTGATACTTCCCTCAGCAGTACCAGCCTGGTAAAAAACTACTAAGTTTCCATCATTCCCTATTCTGTTGACTTTAAATGCAGTGCCGTTATTTTCTGCAACTTCAGCTCCGCCTTGAGGCGTTACGACAAATCCTCCATTGCCTGAATTGAGTGCAACACTTTTGTCGGTAACTGATCCCATCGCCATACCGATGGTGCCATCGTTATGGATTCTCATCGTTTCTCCAGTGCCCGTACCATTACTTGACGAACAATTAAATTGGAATGAACCACTGGTTGAAGTATCTGGACCGTATGCTCTGAATTGAGCTAAACCAGAACCTTCTTCGCCTAAACGTAAAGAGTTGGCGCCGTGGTCAGTATTTTGACCAGTAATAGCTACGCAAAGACCAGCAACAGTTAGCTGGGCACCAGACAAAGGACTAGAGGTTCCGATCCCAACTTTGCCTCCAGTAGTTACTGTTAGCAAACTATTTGCAGACAAACTTGCGCCTTCAGCTGCTGCATAAGCAAGGTTGAAGCTCTTTGAATTACTAAAATCAAGACCAGCTGCCCAAGTTGCATTACCACCGTTAGTGTTTCTAAATTCAATCTCAGCATCAGAACCAGCGGTTGTAGATAAAACAGCGCCAGCAAGTGTAGTAGTGGATGCACAGTGAAGTAACCCATCAGGCGACGACGTTCCAATTCCAACATTTCCCGAGCTGTCGATTGTCATTCGCGGTAGATCAGAACCGCTGTTATTCATGCCAATCTCTAAAGACCCTGGGTTGCCACTTGCATTGGAGTTCAATAAGTAATAACCATTATCCCCTCCATCATTATCTAAACGAAGCCTGGCACTACCAGGCTCACCACCCGCGTTGTCCTTATCTCCAAGAATACGAATAACAGCATTAGTGCTGCTTGCTACATCCAAATTAACCCCAGGCGACGTTGTTCCAATCCCGACATTTCCCGAGCTGTCGATGCGGAGGCGCTCGGAGCTACCGTTAACACCAAACCGCAAGCTATTGTCAGCGTGATTAGCTTCTATGTACGCCGTGTCTTCATCATCTCGATCACCAAGATTAATTTGACTACGACCTGAACTACCGCCAAGAATAGAGATATATGCTTCGTGACTCAAGCCTCCTGTAGCTCTAAAAGTAGCAATAGTGCCGCTTCCTACAGCAGGAGTAGAGCCGCCAGAGCCTGTTCGACAAACAGTGAAAGGCGCATTATTGTCATTAGTATTTGTCCCCACCAACACCCTGCCCGAGTCGTCGACACGAAGGCGCTCAGCGCCTTCAGTCGTTACTTTGAAGTGACCATCTGACCCCGTATCAACAACTTCTGCCGTTGTATTACCTTCGGTAATTTTATCAACAGAAGTAGCTGTGTCTACATAATCTTTAGTAGCAGCATCTTGGGCACTGGTAGGGTTTGTAACATTAGTAATGCGGCTAGTGCTTACATTAACAACACCAGTTCCATGTGGATTAAGAACGATGTTTTCGTTATCACTATCCGTAACAATTTCCTTGCCATTAACATCTAAGTTACCGCCAAGCTGAGGCGTTTCATCCGACAGTAAGTCAAACGAAATTGATCCAGTAGGAATAGTGATAAAACCAAGCTGTTGGTCTACCTCAAAGATCGGGTCATCAGTTTGGTTACCACCAATTTTAAACTTACCGTTGTGGTCAGTAATAGCAGTCCAAACTTTACCATTGTTAAGTTCAGTAATCTGTTTAGTTTCATCTGGCACACCACCGTTTTCAGGCAGTGCATCATAGTCCATACCACTACCAGCGTATTCCATCGTATGACCGCTAGAAGCAATCATAGAACGGAGAAAAAACTGTACAGCAGCATTGTTAGCTACAGCTTTTTCTAAACCATCGTTTACACTACGGTTACTAGCGTTAGGTCGGCTAATTGTAACTCTGTGCCCACCGCTGATAACAGTTGATGATAAAATAGGATATGTAGAAGTTGAGCTATCACTATTGGTTACCGTAATCAACATGTTGCTTGCAGGTTTAGTATCATCACCAAACCAATTAGTGCCTGCTGAAATGTTATCAACATCGATTGTAGTACCACCGGCAGAAGCAGCAGCACTAGATAATCCACTAAAGATAGCAGTAGTAGATTTACCATCAGCAACCAGTGCCTTTTCACCAAAGTCAGTGGTAGATGCAGCTAGGTTAGCTTGACCACCATTTAGTGCTTTGATGTGATACTTGTTAAAGAAGGCATAGCTAGACGTGCACTGTGCATAACCGTTGTTAGTAACAAGAATACCAGGTCCGTTAAGACCAACGTGCGTATAGCTGTCTGCAACCATTGACCGCAAAGGGCTTGTGCTCTTAGGCACATTACCATCAGCCAACATGCCGCCGCCAGTAGGAGAATTAGTCAAGTCACCTGCAGAGCCACCACGTGGACGGTGAGACCGCAAATCGCTGTTATCAATTTGGCTGTCAGAAAAGTTAGTGCAGTTCTGAACGTACGGAGACTTAGTAATAAAACAGTTGTTATAGAACGCAAAGTTCCAACCCTGTCTTACAGGCAAATCCGAGTCAAGAGTATTAGTACCTGAACTGCTGGCTTGCATACCAGTAAGAGTCAGGTTTTGTACAAACGAGCCGCTGTTGAGTTCAAACAACGCATGGTTGCCATCTGCGTGGTCGCCTTGTGTAGCAACAGTAGGATGCACAACGCAGCTACGCAACGCCATGCCAATAATGGACACGTTACGGCGTTTAATCTGGATAGGTGCAGCCTCTTGGTAGGTACCAGCAGCAACAATCACGGTCATACCGTCACCACCGCCGGTTACTTCTAGCTCAAAGCCAGAACCACCGCCGCTGCCAAGGTTAGAGTCAGCAGCAGATAAAATATCTCCAATTTGATATTCTTCAAGCGTAGATGCGTTAATATCAGTAACTGCTGTAACACCACCACTGGATACTGTAATGTCTGCAGTTAGACCTGATCCCGTAGTACCACCAGTCAAAGGTACGTCTTGATACGTACCATTAGTATAACCTGAACCAGCAGTTTTAATAGACGTACTGATGTCAGCATTAATGTCATTGATAGCTGCTTTAATAGTCAGCTTAGGACCGCTGATACGGTGACCAGTTTTAGAATCGTCACCACCAGTTTTGTCAACATAGATGACTTTATCTTGAGTACGGAAAGAACCACCAGACGCAACGTCTAGCCAAGTGCTGCCACTCCAAATTTTAAGAGTTTGATCGTCGT